AGATTCACAAATAGTTTTCTCATCAGGTCCTTTTGTTTTTAAAATGCAAAAAAACTTAAGAGATTTTAGAGAACAAGATTACGTGTTACTTACAGGAGATCCTGCAGTTATAGGAATTTCATGTGCACTAGCAAGTGATAATACAAATGGTAAATTTAATCTCTTGAAATGGGATCGAAGAGAGGCTAAATACTATCCAATTAATTTCGATCTCTATCAGAAAGGATAACAATGAGTGATGATATAAGAAACATGATGTTAGAAGATTCTAAAGATCTTTTAGACAATGTAGAAGTAAATACAATAGCAGCAGAGTGTGTAAAGCTTAAGAAAAAAGAAGATGAAATTTCTGATTTAGAAGAACAACTAAAAAAGAAAAAAGAAGAAGCAGATTATATAAGTTCAAGTGTAATACCAGAATTATTGAATGAACAAGGTTTATCAGAAATAAAATTATCTGATGGATCTAAAGTATCAGTAAAAAAAGAATTCAGAGCAACTGTACCTAAAGATGATATAAAAAGGGAAGCTGCTCTACAATGGCTTCGTGACCAGAATTTAGGAGATATTATTAAAAACAATGTTTCTGTTACTTTTGGTAAAGGAGAAGACGACAAGGCGAAACAACTGTTGAACCTTGCAGCTGAAAATGGTTTTGAACCACAACAGAAATCTGATGTGGCTTGGAATACTTTATCAGCTCTATATCAGGAGCGTGTGGAGGCCGGCCTCGACATGCCTTCTGATAGCTTTAGTCTTTGGATTAAAGACAAAACTAAAATAAGCCGGAAATAACCAATAAAGGATAAAGAAAAATGAGTAAAGAAGTAATGAACAAAGAAGAAGGATCAGTAGCTTTATTTGGCGATGATCTACAACAAGGTTTTGAGAATATGACACAAGATGACATGGCGTTACCTTATGTTAGAATCTTAGGACAGTTATCAGCACAGGTAAATGAAGGTGATGGTAAATACATAGATGGTGCTAAACCAGGTATGATTTTTAATAACGTTACTAACGAAATATTCGATGGTAAAAAAGGAATTAAAGTTATTCCTTGTTATTATAAAAAAGACTATCCAGAAAAATCAGACAAAGGGGATATGATGGCCGCTACAGTAGCAGTACATTTACCCAATAGTCCGATCATTCAAACAGGTAAGAGAGAAGGATCTAAGATTAGATTACCTAACGGTAACTATCTAGAAGAGACTGCTTATTATTATGTTTTAATGGAAACAAAAGCAGGTGGTATGACACCGGCGTTGATTACTATGAAATCTTCGCAACTTTCTGTCAGTAAAAATTGGAATTCTATGATGAAAACCATACAAATTTCTGATGGTAAAGGTGGATATGCTATCCCACCAATGCATGGAGTTGTGTATAATTTGGCTTCAGCTATACAAAAGAACGACAAAGGTTCTTGGTATGGTTGGTCTATTACACAAGACAGAATTATGGGACAAGAGGATAAATCTTTATACTTACAGTCTAAAGAATTTAATACTAGTGTCGCTAAAGGAGACGTGCAAACAAAAGAGAATGTAGAAGAGAAAGCTAAAGATAGTACACCATACTAAATTTAGTTTTAAGGGGATCGCAAGATCCCCTTTACAAAGAAAGGATAATAAAATATATGGATAAATTCAAACAAATTTTTAGTGGATTAACAATAGCATATGGACAATACCAACCCGGTGACAGAGGAGAGAACGGTAAACAACAAGGTAAAGCCTTTATTGTTCGTAAAGACGTCACCGACGAACTTTGGACCAATCATCTTGAAGGAAAAGGAGCAGCCCTCGGAATTATTCCTATCACGGAAAATAATGATTGCAGGTGGGGGTGCATTGATATTGACGAATATAACTTTGATCACATTGGCCTCGTTAAAAGTATTAGGGATCATAAGTTACCCTTAATAGTTTGCCGTAGTAAGTCAGGCGGCGCACACGTATTTTTATTTACACAAGAAAACATTCCTGCATCATTGATGCAATCAAAATTAAAAGAAATGGCTATCATACTTGGATATGAAGGGTCAGAAATTTTTCCTAAACAAACAGAAATATTAGTGGAACGTGGGGACACTGGTAATTTTTTAAATTTACCCTACTACAATGACACAAAAGGATTAAGATATGCGATTGATGATAACGGTAATGCTCTTACACTTGAGCAGTTTTATATTACGTATGATAAGTATAGTTGCACCAAAGGAGATGTTGAAGCAATTCGAGTTGCAGAGCAAAAAAGAGAAGAAGCTTTCCCCCTGGGACCGCCGTGTTTAAATAAACTAGCGTCCATTGGTTTTGGTGAAGGGTCTAGAAACAATGCACTATTTAACATAGCAGTTTTTTATAAACAATCTAAACCCGATACATGGGAAGATGAAATTGTAAAAGCCAACATGAAATTTATGGACCCACCATTAAATAATAATGAAGTACAACAATTAATTAAATCAGTTAACAGAAAAGGTTATGACAAATACAGATGTAAAGATGCACCAATTAATTCTGTATGTCAATCAGGTTTGTGCAGAACTAAAAGATTTGGTGTAGGATTTGGTGAAGAAGAGATGCCTGTCCTAGGAAGTTTAACTAAGTATACATCTAATCCACCACAGTGGTTTTTAGATGTAGATAAAAAAAGAATAGAATTAAAATCAGAACAACTTTACAATCCTGGTATGTTTGCTTTAGCATGTTTAGATCAAGCTAATAAAATTGTACCTGTACCTAAACCTAGAGATTGGAAACAACATTTTTTAAAACCCATGATGGGTAATTTACAAGAAGTAGAACCTTTAGAATCTTTAGATCCTACTAACGAAATTGTAGGATTACTACAAGATTGGACAACTAATAGACAATCAGCAAGAACTTTAGATGATATATTTAATAAATTGCCTTTTACAGAAGGTGGATTTACTTATTTTAGAATGGAAGATTTTTATGCCTTCTTGAAAAAAAATAATTGGGACATGGATAAAATTAAAACAGGTAATTTAATTAAAAGATTAGATGATATATTTGTTGAAGAGACAAGGTTAAGAATTAAGTCTCAACAACCTAGAGTTATAAAAATTAAAACTATGAAAAAAATAGAAGCAACAATTTCTAAAGTTCCATACCAACAAGAAGATTTTTAATGATAGCTAAAATGGATTTAATTTCTTTAGCTGTATTAACTGCATTTTGGATTTGGATGGTTTTATGAAATACGGATTGACTGATAAACAATTAAAACTTTTTAATTTTATTAAAGATTATATTAATAAAAATAATATATCACCTTCTTATGAAGAAATGAAAATAGCAACAGGATCTAAAACTAAATGTACAATTTTTTCAAAAATCAATCAATTGCAAGAAAGAGGGTGGATAGAAAAACTACCCGGAAAAAATAGGAGTGTAATAATAAAAAAAATATGAAAACAATAATATTGGGACCACCAGGAACAGGAAAAACAACAACGTTATTAAATTTAGTAGATGAATTTTTAAAAGACGGAATTAGACCCAGACAAATTGGGTACTTTTCGTTTACTAAAAAAGCCGCAACAGAAGCGGCTGATCGTGCTGCAGACAAGTTTGGACTAGATAAAGAAAACGATTTACCTTTCTTTAGAACTCTACACTCATACGCATTTAATCAATTAGGTATGACTAAAGAGAAAATGATGAAAACAGAAGATTATAAAGAATTTGGGCAGAAATGTGGCATACCTATTAAGACAGCAAAATATTCATCAGAAGATGGAACATTTAATTCTGATAATGAATACTTAACAATCATAAATACAGCAGCTGTAAAGCGAATGGATTTACTAGATTACTACGATTCAAGAAAAAATATATTAGATATAGAACGTAATACTTTGTTTCTATTAGCAGAAGAATTAAAAAGATTTAAAAAAGAAAAAGGATTGAAAGATTTTAATGATTTAATAGAAGATTTTTTATTAAAGGAAACACTAAATAAATTTGAAGTATTATTTATAGATGAGGCACAAGATTTATCTTTACTACAATGGGAAATGGTAAGAAAGATTTGGGCTAAAGCAAATAAAACTTACATTGCAGGAGACGATGATCAAGCAATATTTAAATGGGCTGGTGCGGACGTAGATCACTTCATAGCTCTTAAAGAAGAAGTAAATGATATAAAAATACTAGATCAATCTTATCGAATACCTGGTGGACCCATACATGAGCTTTCACAAAACATTATAAACAAAGTACAAAACAGATTTCAAAAAGAATATAAACCTAGAGAGGAACAAGGATTATTAAAAAGATATTCTGACATAACACAAGTAGATATGAGTCAAGGTAACTGGTTAGTATTATCTGCTGCTAATTATTTTTTAGAGGATGCAAAAGATTTATGCGAAATTCAAGGATGGTATTATCAATACAAAGGTATGAACTCTGTATCTTTAAAACTATTGTTAGCATTAAATAATTGGGAACATTGGCGTAAGGGTGATTTACTAAATCATTTAGAAATTAAAAATATATATGAATATCTTGGTGACAATGTTTTAGTTGGATTTCAAAAAGGTAAAACTTTACACTCGGATGGTAAGTATACATTAAAAGAATGTCAGACAGATCATGGACTAACAACTTCTAAAGTTTGGTATGAATCATTTAATGGTTTAGACCCAATGACAGAAACTTATATTCGTAATATGAGGGCGAATGGTGAGCAGATAAATAAAAATCCTCGTATAAAAATGTCAACCATACACGCAGCGAAAGGAGGAGAAGCCGATAATGTTTTATTGTTACAAGACCTTACAGGTGCAGCACTAGAAACTTTTAGTTATGATCCGGATGAATTACATAGATTATTTTATACTGGAGCGACAAGAGCGAAGCGTGAATTGCATGTGTTAGATCCTAAAAACTTTGATCGAGCTTATATAATATGACAACTAAAGAATATTATTTAAAAAATAAAGAAAAGATAAGAAAAACTTGTAAAGAATACCGTTTAAAAAATAAGAAAAGAATTAACGCCAGAGCAACAAAAAATCGTAATAAAAATAAGGAAGAGATTAATAAAAAAAAGAGAGAAATATATTCTGACCCTTCAACAGGATATAAAGAAATGTACAAAGTTTACAAAATAAAAAATAAAGAAAAAATATCAGAATATAATAAACAATATCGACTTAAAAATATAAATGTAATTAACGCTCGTATGATAAAATGGCGAGAGGAGAATAGAGAAAGACTTAATACAGAAGCTAGATCTCCTGAAGCTAAAAAACGGCAAAGAGAACGCGATCGCGAAAAACGCAAAAACTCCACCTTTCATTTAATAACCATGGTTAGACGTCGAATTCATCATATATTAGGAGGAAGAAAAACAGGATATAAAACTCTCTCTACTTTAGAATTATTGGGGGTCAAAAATATAGAAACTGTGTGGGAGCATTTAGAAAAATATTTTAAACCTGGAATGACAAGAAAAAACAATACAGTACATGGTTGGCATATAGATCATCACATTCCCATTAATTACTTTAAAAAAAAATTTAATTTTATGGATCCAGAGGTTCAAAAAAAATGTTTTCACTACACTAATCTTCGTCCTTTATGGGCAATTGATAATTTAAAAAAAGGAGGAAAAAAATGAAATGCTGGCACTGTAACACAGAATTAATTTGGGGTGGAGATCACGATACAGAAGATAATGAGGATTATGATATTGTAAGTAATTTATCATGTCCTAAATGTCATGCAGCAGTTGACGTGTGGCATCCATCAGAGAAATTAATAAAAGAATATAAAAAATATAAGGAGAAAAAAAATGACAACTAAAGATATATTTAAAAAAGCAAATTATGACTCACTAGAAAAACAAGTAGGGGGTAAACATTATAAAAATATGAATATACAACCTGCTGAATTTATTAACGAAAATAAGTTGCTTTTTGCAGAAGGCAACGCTATAAAGTATATATGTAGGCACTCTCTTAAAGGAGGCGTACAAGATATAGATAAGGCTATACATTATCTAGAAATGGTGAAAGAGAGAGATTACGAATGAGAAGAACCCAAATGCCTTTATTTGCACCCGAAACTGAATGGGTTGCACCACACGAATTAAAAGATTTATCAGGAGCTAAAGAAGTAGCTATTGACTTAGAGACTTATGATCCAGAACTTACTACTTTAGGGTCTGGTAATGTTATTGGTAGAGGCCACATTGCTGGCGTTGCGGTGGCTGTAGAAGGCTGGTCAGGTTATTATCCGATTGGTCACTCAGGTGGTGGAAATATGGATAAAAAACTCGTTTTAGAATGGGTTCAAGATTTAGTTAATCAAGAAAAAACTACCTTTATATTCCACAATGCTATGTATGATGTTTGTTGGTTAAGACACGCAGGTATAAAAATTAGAGGTAAAATAGTTGATACTATGATTGCAGCGTCTTTAATAGATGAGAATAGATTATCTTATGCATTAAATACATTAGCAAAACATTATGTTGGTATTGGTAAAGAT